CTACTTTTCGTTGTTCACATTCCTCGCAGCACCATACCCCCCTGAATCCTCATAAATTTTTTGAGATTGCTGGCTTTGGCGTAATCGTTCTAACTGTTGCTGCTTCTTCAATTCGGCTTCGTGATTCGCCTTTATTGTCAGAACTCGCTGATAGTTATGCTCCAACGCTTCGGGTGTCAGTTCTGCGAGGTTCATGGATTGACTGAGCTCATTGATGAATTGGCGCTTTTGTGGGTCTTCGCCTGCCCATCTTTGCGCGCTATTTGATCCGACCTCACGATTGGATTGATTGTCACCTAATCGTCCATACACTTGATTAATCATCGATTTTCTTTCATCAAATCGAGCATTAACCACGGAAATTTGCTCTGGTGTCGGCTCCAACAAATCATTCAGCGCTGCAGTACGGTCTTTTTCAAGCTCGGTCACCGCCTCTCGCCACTGCTTATCCATTTCAGTGCGTGATTTTGTCTCTGCCACATTGAAAAGGTTGGCATAGTGCTCGTTGGTAAAAAACTGCTTAGCCATATGGATTTGGCCTGTCACGTCTTTCATTAACGCATCGAGCGGGATCACTTTTACAGCTTCTTGGCTACCTGCCAAACGGCTTTCGGTTACTGGCGCGGTTTTAGTCGTGCCATCCTCATAAGTCACTTTCAAACCGACCACCACGCCCGGCTGATCGCCTTCGCGATTTGGGTCAATATCGGCAACAAAATCATGACGCAGATACTCTTTATCCTTAATCACCTTACCCGATTCAGGATCTTTATCGCCAATCCCTTGCTTAACATTACGCTCAAGCAACACGCCCATCGATTTGGTGAATTGTGAGTCTTGGTAAGAAATAGAGCCATCAAGCACTTTAGGCATAGTCGATTCGATATCAAAGGCCGCCTGTACCACACGAGGTGTATAACGGCGCGGGTCGTAAGCACTGCCCTTAATGTGTTCCTGCTCAAACAAGGGATCAAGTTCTCCGGTTTCCATGTAACGTTTGAGGCCAGATTGAATTAGCGGCAAATTCTCCTGCATGTAAGCCATTTTCTTTTGCTGATTGAGCTGGTATTGGCTCAATGCTTTTGCACTTTTCTGCGCATCAACCTGTACATCAATTAGTCGATCACGCTGGATTCGATCCTCATTTTCTCGTTTAAGGCTATCTTGATAACGTTTATCGGCTTTTTCCGTTTCAGCCTGACGAAAAGCCTTCTCGTCTTGATAACGTTGCTCGTTCTTGGCTTCAATCTGAGAGAGTCTAGACCGCTCATCTTGATAGCGAGCCTCGTTACGCTCATCCAATTTCGCTTGGCGTTCATTATCCGCTTTACGCTGGTAGTAACCTTCTGCGACCTGAAATCCGCGGATTGCACCATCAATAGCGCTGCGTGTATCTAACTGCATTAAAAAATGCTCCCCTAGAATCAAACCTGCTGCCGCACCCATCGCCGCGCCCATGGGGCCACCCACACTACCCGCTTGCATGCCCGCCATCATGCCCATGCCAGCCCCCGTGGTGGCACTGGATAAACGCTTGGTACGCTGCGCGTCTTTGAGGCTTTGATTGGTTTGATTACGCTGCTCTTCACGCTGCGCCGATTCTTGCATCCCTGCCAATGCACGTTTGCGGGTATCTGTACCTAAATTCAATAAACTGTATGCCATGATTACCCCACTTTAAGCTGTGATAATTTCCCCTTTGCGCCACCACTGAGCACGCTCATCGCACGTTCTTGCTCGTTCTCACGCAAACTGTTATTGGCCGTCACCTGCGCCAGAGAGAGCTTGGCGTCATCGTTAAGGTTGGTGTCTGCCCCAACCCCAAAACGTGCCATTTGGTTAACATTCGCAAGCCGCGCACTCTGTTGCGCGCTCGAAAAATTGGCTCCCACGCGGCCAAGTTGCTGTGTCAGTAACTCGCCATTTTGTGTTTGCTCTAAAAGCTGTTTTTGCTGCGGATAAAATCGCTCTAACCAGTCTTGATACATGGCATGAGTGATATTCGCGTAGTTATTGGTCGCCGAACCTGAAACATTAACGCTCATCACTTACCCTCTGTTGAGTACATAGTTCTGATCCATGCCCGCTTGACCTTTCAGCGTCTTAGTATCGACATTGACAAAGCTCGTATCTGGCTTGGCACGGTTCATGTACATACTGGTTCCAATCCCCGCTAACGTTCCTACAGCCTGAGCATTCGCGCTACGTCGGTTAAACGCTGTGGCGGCATCGCTTGTAGCTTTTTTCAAAGAGAGCCGCGCGGTCTCTTCCATGCCAGCCAAGCCTTCGGCTTTCTGACCAGCACCGAGAGCGACGATATCTTGCTTACCCACCACATACTTGTCCTGCTCATTGACTTGAGCGCGGTTTACGGTATCGCCCTGAGCGAGAGTTTGGTCTGTCGCCAAACGGCTTAACGTTGCTTTAAATGTTCCGGAGCTCGGATCAACACCTGAGGCCACAAGATTCTCGGTGGCCGCCTCTCGCGCTTGGCCGTACTCGCTTTGATAATTTAAATCTGCCGCCTGTTTCACGTCGGCCATATTGGCCTCTGAGTTAAGGTTGTTCACTCGCCGTATGAAGATATCTTCAAACGCTTTGAGCTCTGTGTTGTATAAGTTCCACTCTTTCACCGCAACTTGGGAAGCGGCGATTTCCGCCGCGGTTTCCTGAACGCGGCCATCTTTTTTCCCACCCATTAGATCTCCTTGCACCAAGTCTCAACATCACCGGTTTCGATACAACAAAACCCACCGTCAATAAGGCTTACTTGCAAAGCTTTCACGGCAGTATTCAATAGTAACCTCTTGGCCTTTACCCGCTTAGCCAACTGCTCTACGGTCGGTAAATAGCGCTTAAGCGCACCTTTACGATTGCTCCAAGCAAACAGTACCCATACCTGCATTTCACCATTGTCCAAACTGGGCTCAAGGACGAACACTCCCTCCTCCACCAAAAACAGCGAAGCCCTACCATCGAGTAGGGCTTCATCTACTTGTTTGGCGAACCAGTGCTGGTTGCGCTTCTCGGTCTGTTCCATCAACGGTAATACTCGAGATCGCCACGATTCGTAAGACAGTTTATAAAGACTCATCGACAAACCATGCCGGCCTCAATGGGCGAGACTCTTCACGTAAATCGTAACGTCGCACCGCTTCGCGATAAGCCAACATTTCAGCAAGTTTTGGCGATGTCACTAACCGCTCTCCTTGATAGGTCGCCGTTGGCAACTCCATAAAATCGGTAGCCGCAAGTTCAGCGCGCGCCCAAGCCCTTTCATTGACCTCATGACCGTCAAGCCACGTTTGCCGCAGTGCCAATCGCTCATAATAAAGTTCATCGGAGATGTTTCCGGCATCATAAGCCGCCTTGAACGTGTTCCAGTCGGTCACTTCGCCTTGGAAGTAAAAGCGATATGGCTCTTTTTCAGTTGTCACCATCATGCCATCACCTTGGGTCAATACTGTTATTGATAGAGGCCGACATGTTGACGATCACCGCACCATCGTGCAGCGATGTTAAACGCAGCCGAAAGCGTAAAGATTGAGAAGCAGAATAAGTCCAGCCCGAGCCCAACAGCGAACGACGACTCGCAATGTGCGCCTCTTCGACAGCATAACCGCTGCTTCCTCCTCGGTAATAAGTCAGCGCAAAACTCACCCCAGCCACATTTACGGTTGTACCTACCGCATTGGCGGTATCGGTTCCGACAATCCTTGCCTCGGCAACGACGCCACCACTGAGATTGATGGCCTGTACAAAGATTTGTAAAAAACCAGAGCCCCCCACTCTTGGCCGCCTCACCGTAAAGTTAAATACTCCATCTGGAATAGTGCGGTAACGTGCTCGGTTCATGGTGTTAATGGACACATCCCCTGCTGGGAAAAAATCCACCGGAGCGGTCGCGCCATCACTGTAGTAGCTGGTTTCCGGCAAGGTCACACGAACCGATTCAGAGGTGACCACTAACCCGCCCCCTAACGCAGAAGGGTAAGAGAGGCTGGTCGTCGCGTTATCCCCAAATGTGGTATAGAGCACTACCGATTGATAGAAGGTGCTGGCGATAATTGTCGCCCCTTTGATCACACCACCATGAATGGTGGTCCCTTCGATGTTGCCACGAAAATAACCATTATTGGCCTGTAAATTGTTGGTTTGTAAGAGGCCGTTTGAGTGAATAAAGGTGTGATAGCCGTTATAAGGACCACCCGCACCGAATCCTGCGTCACCACCTCGCAATTGACCGGTATGAATAACAGGCGAAGCGATTTCGATACCCGCTTTCACTTCATCGGCCACAATGGTTTGTGCTTGTAGGATCTGAATAGTCGCTTTTTCAATGATCGCTTTGGGGATCACGACCGCACCATTATCAATCGCGAACGTAGGCACTAAGGTTCCAGGCTGATTGGGATCGTAGACAAAGAATTGACTGGCACTGACTGCCACTTGGCTGGTGCCATCGCTCTTCGCAATCAAACCAATCCCAGCGCTAATCTCGCCCGCTTGCGCTTTCGCCCCCCACATTGCCTTAAATGCCACGCTCCCATCTTGATTGATGGTCGCTATCGCTTGGGCATTGGTTTGCGCGGCGGCCTTGGCGTTACCTGCGGTGGCCTCAACGGTATTCACTCGCTCGGCTAATGCTTGATCTGCATTTGCAAACACCGTCGAGACATCAAGAAGTTTCGCTTCATTCAACGCGGCTTGCGCCTCATCTCTTGCCAGTGAAGATGCATGAAGCTGAGTCACTTGAGCCGCGAAGGTTTCTGTCGCACTTTTCAATTGGCGCTGGATTTGCGCGACCAGCTCTCCAGAAGCCGTCAGCTCACTATCCAGTTGTTCCAGCAAAGTCTGTGGCGCTTTAGCGCTTATCTCTTGTTGCAAGAGTTGAATAAGCTCGGATTGTTTTAGCTGCTCGGCCAGCTCATCAATCACTTGACCAATGTTTTGCGAGGTTTCACCCAGTATCCCGTTTACGCCATGGTAAGGTCCCGCAAAATTCTTCGTATTGATGAAGCGAACCCAGTAATAGAATCGGCTCCCTGCATTGACCACATCAGAAAACACATTAGCCGGCGTTGTCGCCACGACTACCGCTTGAGAAAAGTCATTGTGATTTGCCCGCCATACTTCAGCGTATGCAAATCCTCTAAATTGTGGCGAATCCCATTGCACTAAGATGGCAGTAAACCCACCAAAGGCTTGCACGTGGTGGGGTGCATGCGGGACTTGAACCAAACTCGATGAAGGTTCGCTGCTTTGATTCACATTCGATTGCGCGTTTTTCGCATTGAGCGTAACCACCTCTTTTTCGGTCACCGCTCGGTAACGACCATCGCCACGTTGCCCAGTTAAAATCTCGACGTTTTCGTACAACGCCTCCAGTGAACGTCCTGCCCGAAAAGGCGATCGCTTTGCCATCAGTACAACTCCGAGAGGCTATCTGCCATGACAATCCGCTCGACCTGACTGGTCCCTTCTACCTTGATTTGCCATCGGCTGCCGCGTACTGCGGGCAACCGAAATGGCGCGTGAGTGAGCTCGCCCTGTTCCAGCTTGAAAATCGCCTCACCATCGACGATAACCGTTACGCTTAAACGTTCAGGCGCTTTCGCTTCAAGGCGAGCGCAAGTCAAAAAGGCGTGCTGAGGAATAAGAAAAGCTTTGGTTTGCCATGTCATGGCGACCGGTTGATGACCTCGTTGCCAAGCGTTAAGCGTATTGCCCTTGGCAATAAACAACGTATCGTCATGCAAGTAGTGAAATGCACTATTCCATGTATTCGATAAACGTGTCAGGCTGTGCGTACTTGGGTCAAAAATAAACGCTCCGCCTTGGTATTGAGCGATATATTGACCTTCAGCAACCCACGCTTTGATCGTCGTTGGCATGAAATTCTGCCAACTCTCTCTATCCATAATGCCTTCGGTGATGACAGTCGCACTCGTTCCCGAAATCGCGACTAGGCCATCCGGCGAGGCATACATCGCCATCCCGTTTATAACGACCAAGGAGGGGGCACTCACACACGCTTGCTCAACATTAAGGCGCATGCTGGTAACCATACTCGGTGTGACACCAGAAAAGAGGTACGGTTTGCCTTTAGTGACCACAACCAGTGACGTTTCAATCGGAGCGATGGCCACAATATCGTCATCCGTAACACCACGATGACTCTTACTCCACGCATAGGGCAAATAGGCTTCAGAGAACATCACCTCGTTACCCGCAAAGCCGGCGCAGATGCCATTCGCCATTGTGCACAGTCCCTGCATATTGGCATCGGGCATATCGTAGTCCCATGTTTCAAGCGGTGGTCCATTGACCTTGCGTGCCGAATCTAAGTACTCGGTTTGGCTGATGGGAAGCTCAGCGACCAGTAAATAATCCCCAACTCCGCTTGCAGATACCGAACGATACAAGCGAGTATGAGTGATATTGTGTGTGTTGACAGACATTGGCGCGAGTTGCACCGTCACCGTCGAGCCGGGTTTCTCAATCAATACAGGAAGACTCGGCAAACCCGGTGCCCCTTCTTCTCCAAAGCGTGTCACGTAGGTTTGAATGTAGAGCCTGTCTTCATCATCGTAGGCGGGTAACTCGCCCTCAGGGGGATTGTCGCCGGTCGTCGCATCGACCTTAATCACAACGGGCTTACCCATAGGTCTTGGTACACCTAAGTCATACCACGCGGCTGGCATTTGACCTTGTGTGACCGCAATATCTTGTGCGGTCACCTTGGGTTTACCTTGCCCTGTCCAATAGACTCGTTGATAAGCATCTTGCGCCATCGGATTAGCAATCACACTCACGCGTTGAGTGAAGGTAAACCAATGTGAGTGTGCATAATAAAACAGCGTGACTGGTGACAGAGTCGCCAAGGTGCCATGCTCTTGATCTGAGCGCATCGGCGCAACCACGCCACGCTCATAAGTGCAGTCAAACGCCAGAGAAGCCGCTTCGTTTGGCAATAGATGAGACTCAAGGCGAGGTATTTCACCTTTCATTGTCGAGATCTCAATACGCATACGCTCCCCTTAAAAAAACAAACCCTACGGCCACAGACCGCATCGGAAAATGACTCAATCTCTCTTTCTGCATTAACTGCCGCCGGTCCAGTTCGCCAGCTCATTCAGACTCACCTTGTATTCCACCGAATAACGAAACCATGGCGAAACGCCTTGACCCGCTAAATTCATAAATCTGACGACTAACCCATTACTGATCGGCTGCACAAAATAAGGTAAGCAAGGCTCTTCAGGGATGATCTGCGGCGCGAATGGCTCAGCCAGTAAAGTCGACCCAGAAAAGGGAAAGTAAAGGTTAAAATCATTGGAGGTTTGGTTTTGGTGCCGGCCATGGCTTCTCACCACGCCATCGCTGTACACCTCAACAACTCGCCAAGCACCACTGACGCCTGCGATGTTTTCTGCAAAGACTCTTTTCAGTAATCGGCGGCTCGACTCTTTACCCACCCAGAGGTACTCAAATTCAATCACCGAAAAACTGAGGCCACTGGCCGTTTCCGCCCTGAGTTTACGTCCCTCTCCAAACACATAACTTGGGTAACATTGTAAAACGCCCTGCCAACCTATCCCCGTACCAGCACTGACATACACAGGTCTTGGCAGCGTACCTTCTGCCCCCAAGGCAGGTAGATAAAGCTTATTACCCCCCATTTTCAGGGTGCATCCCGAAGTACTGGGCTGGGCAAATGAGGCGCAAACAGGTCGCCAATACTGGGAAACATCTAGCTCGTTTTCGGTCAATTCCAAGGCAAACGCGAAGAACGCCATATCAAAGAAGGCAAAACTGTTGCCCTCATTCGAGCAGCATTCCAAGCGATTACGATGAACTTTGAGTAATCGCCCCAAAGCAGCACGAGCAATACTATGGGTACCTAGACGAACTTTGCCGCGGTTATTGGAGAGATCGATGGACCAAGCCCCACCGCTTCTCAGCTCAACCACTAACACGCGATTCACCTCATCCCACTGGTTATTCGCTATCTCTAGCGACCACTCATCCACCACGCTGTGACTCACACTGACCAATCCATCACCAAGAAAGTTATTCAGTTGGCATCCATCCACGCGAATATTGGGATGCATTGAGGCCGTGACCGAAGGATTGGCGTGCGCACGCAGCAATCGAGCTTGAGGATTTAACGACGTGAGCTTCGCACCTAAAATGGCTACTGAGCCGTAGTTAACCACTCTTTGCCCACTGGGAGAGTCGAGGGTTTCCAGATAACAGGCGTTCCCAGAGGGGCAGCTCAATACAAAGCTGCCCCCGCGAATTTGGATATTGCCGTAAGGAATAGGTTGTCCCGTCACAAAGGTGGAAGCGTTTGGGTAAGCGGCAACCAGCATTTCTGCTGTCCCAGAGCAATTGACTATCTCTACATTGCCCCCACCCTGTACCTCGACAATTTTTGATACATCATCAAATAAGCAGCCAATGAGCAGACTGGGTTTGCCTTTGACCAAATTTCTTTGGGTGAACTTCACCGAGCCAATGCGCCGCAGCACACAGCCACTGAAAATCACACTCTGTGCTCCCGTGTTATTGGTGGTTACCTGCGTACAATCTTCAAAGACGCAACCAATCAACTGAACCCCATCGGTTCGCGACTCTAAAGCGCCCTCCACCGTATGGCTAGAGAGAGACGCGGCCAGTCGAATTGCGGCATCCCCCACTTTTTTAAACTGACAGCCGATAAACGCCGTATTGGTGGCCCGACGAATATATACCCCTTGCTTACCCCACTGCGGATTGCTGTCCTCTCGCTCACCTGTCAAGGAAAGACCAATAAAAGTGACTCCGTCGACTTGGGTATCAGCGCGACCAACCCAAAATGGGTATTCGGTCGCGCCAAGCGTTCGAGTCAGGGCTCCACCAATCACTTTGACCTGATTTTTGTCGATGATGAGTGCAGAACTCGGCGCAACCATCGGCCTATCCAGATAAATGATTGAGCCGTGGGTCACCTGCTTATTGAGCCTATCGAGTCCTCGATAGACAGAGACGGGATCATTGGGATCTGTCACAAACTGGCTGGCATACAGAGTTTGCGTACCGATTTGCACAAAGCAACCTTGCCCCACACCCGACCAACTTAAAAATGTGTTTACCGTCTGCTCTTCGCCATCCCAAGCTTTTAGTGCATCCAATGCTATGACCTCTGCGCCATTATGCTCCGAGAAATCTCGCTCACTATCGAACACAAATAAGCCGCCGCCGGCATAACTCTCCGCGTAAAACCCCGCGACAGAAAACTGTTTCCCGTCAGTCAGCTCATAGGTCGGCAGCGCTTTTAAGTGCGAAACATGAATCACCGCAATCTGCGTCGCCGCTTCAGAGCGGTCGGCATGCAGTGCAGAGAGTGAGGCTTGTTCGGTGGCAATGTGCGCCGATAGCGCCGCTTCTCTTGCTTTCGCCGTCGTAGTGAGAGCATTCTCAGCCACTTGCAGCGCTTTCGCGTTGACGTTACTACTGAGCACATGGGCACTCGAATCCACACCAAAGAGCGCTTGAGTGTATAGATCCACCAGCTCTGCGGTGGATTTCTCGAGCGCATCAATCGTTTTCACCAGTGCTTCCATCGACGGCGAACTCATTAACGTGCCCCTTCACTGCTCTGGATCATCTGCGCCTTAGCATTATCGGTGGCCGTCTTATCGCCCAACGCGGTGGCAAAGGCTTGTAAATACAACTGAGCTTTTTGGCCTTCCGCGGGATTTTGCGAATCTTTGTTATAGGCTCGGTACATCACAAAATCCGACACTACCCCTAAATAGATCTCAGGCAGTGGAAAGGCATCGCTTTCGCTCGCCACTTGTAACGTGCGTGAGTAAACCAGCTCTACATTGACTGGTGCTTGAGGCGACGGGTATAAAAACAGGGTGGTTTCATCGAGCTCATTACGCGTCCAACAAACAGGTACCCCTGCGGTTTTACGCCACTCTGGATAGAGTTGATTGAGTTTATGAATATTCACAAACTGCGCCGCCTGTTGATTGATGTGGTTGACCGCCAAAATTTGATAGGCATCCGCCGGTAGACTGACCTGATAAGAACTTGATTCGATCATCGCCGTTGTTCGAGATAAATCAGGCCGGCGAATCACCATGGCTGAAATGGCATCATTCACAAAGTCCATCAACTCAGGGCGCGACCAGCGCACATGTCGAACATCGATGAGATCGCGCGCAACGCGATCAATAAGCCCTTTAATGGTGACGCTCATCAGAAGAACTCCCGTTGACGTACCGGATTGGTAAAGACCTGTTGTTGACCCGTTTCTAAGCCAAAACGCTTAGCGCAGCGGATCGCCTCAACAAACCACGTTCGATACTCACGACCCAGCAATGGATTGTGCCAATCACTATCGGGTTGCAACATCAGACAATGGGCTGCGCCATAACAGATCGCTTTGCCATACTCATCCCAAAGCACTTTGGGTAAGGTCTGTGAGTCACGTTGCGGCTCTATCGCACAGTGGATGAAAAGATCTTTCCCCTCCCTTAGAAAGCGCAGCTCATCACGACTGGTTTGCAGATAATCAATACCTTTGATTAATGCCGAGCCTTTATCATCCACCACCGCCATCAACTCAGCGGTGGTGTACCGACCAACACTCGGTGAATTCAACTCAGAGCTACCCACAATCGCAACCACTTGGTGCGCACTAACCCTGTCGATTGTTCTCGTGTAACGCACAAGACCACTTTCTCGGCAAAACTCTTGCCCGGCTTGCAGCAAAGCACTGTGCAGTAATGGCGCAAGTGCGACATTGACCAATTGCCGAAGGGTAGGCACAAACTGTTCGATAGCGACGGTTTCCATAATCACTCCGCGAGGTTTGCCGGTTCACTCTCTTCACTCATGCGACGCAGATAATCGCGCACTCTTACTCGAAACTCTGTCACCTCTTCCTGCGCGCCTTTGGGTGCTATATCGAGCTCATTAGCAGCGATCAGCGTCTTTAACTTGGCTGAGTTGAGCTTATCGAGATCCAACTCCTCACCATTTAGCATGACAACCATGGAAGCCGCTTTTTCTTCTGCCTCCTGCATTGCTTCTTGCGCTGCCCTTTGATGAGCCATCGCTTGGGCCTTTTCATCAAGAAGCTTCAGATGATCCTCTAACTCCTCTTCCGTTATCCATACGCTCGGAAAATCCAGTAGCTGATAAGCCAAATCTTGTTCAACCAACACCGGCTTATGGCGCGGAAACACCAGCCTAGAGCCGGCGACCGTGTCTTTTTTCTTTGGCTTAGGCCCGATATAGACCACAGCAATTTTATGCGTCATCACTCTCTCCCAAAAATCAAAGGAGGCTCTTGGCCTCCCTCTCTACAGTGGCTGGGCTTAATACCCAACGTTGACGTACTCCGGCAAGATGAGAAGCTCGCCTGTGGCGACACCACCTTTAATGGTGACATTCAGGATGCCCTTTTCTTTGAGGTACACGGGCTTGATAGGGATCTGCTTCGCGACTTTATTGGCGACCGCTTCCCCAAGCGCTAAGGCGATATCGTTGACTTTGATATCGACGCTGACCGAGGATCCAAGCCCATTGGTCACCAAACGTACCCCCGTCAGCTTTAAACCAATCGGCAGCTCCAAGACAGCGAATACCGTGTCGATAGGCGTGTTTTTGGCACTGAGTTTTCCTTCTTCAAGCGATAAATTGCCGTGCGCCCCAACGTAGACGCGGTTGTTAAAGGTTTCACTTTGTCGATAAGTCATTCACGTTTACTCCACTACAGGTTCACAGCCGTATCGAGCGCAATCACCCCGTGATCGTTCACGCGCCCCGTTTTGTCTTTAAAGCGAATTTTCTTGGAGCCATTCATCCAATACACCGTGACTTCGGTACGGTTACCCGCATCCACATCTTCTTCGTGATAACGGAAGGATTGGCCACCTTGCGTTTTTCCCCACGCGTATGCCAACGCCTGCCCGCCGAGTAACATGGCACGATCTATGGTGGTGGCCGCATTGACTTGACGCACACTGGCTGCTTTATCGTTATTGGAAATCGAGACAACAGAACCAGGATTAAAACGGATCGGCATACCTTTGTATTTGCGCACCAAGATATTGCCCCGCATCAGACAGTCGCCACGAAACACCGGATGATTAAAGTTACGCGATCGGGAAATCGCATTCGCAGTGAGGTTTTGCCAATCTTTACCTGAGGTTGAGGTGTAGAAGTCACTCCATTGACGTGGGGTAACACTCAGTAAATAGAAGGGCTCATCACCCGCCATCTTGTCGTCATTAAAACGGATTGGCTGCAGTGGATGTGGCATCTCTTCAAGATAGAGACCGATATTATCCAGTGTTTCAATCGAGAAAATATCCGCCGCATCGAGCCCTTCAAAGGAGGTCGCATCGCCCCCAAAGAAGTGGCGATCATACGTTGGCGGCAAGACATCATTGACCATGATCTCGGCAAACTCAGTATCACTTTCTAAAGGCACAATGATGTCATCGGTCGCATAATCCCCTCGCGCTCCGGCAAGGTGCACTGTCGTAACCTGATCTTGCAGCGTATTCACGTAATCCGGCAGTAAAGCTCGAGTGAGTTTACGCAGTGGATGGCGAGTCTTTTGCTGCGTCATCTTACCGCCAGAATCCACTTGATGGCGGCCTTGGTTGATTTTCAGTGAGAAGTCCGCGAACTCTAAACTTTCACCCCGTCCGGCAATTCGGCGATCGCCCATGGTCGGCTTTTTCGTCAAACCATGCACAATCTGCATTTCTACCTCATCCCCTGCCGATTTACTTAAGTCGGCGCAGCGGACAATCGGAGCATGAGGTGAGGTTTGCTCATTGCCTTTTTTATTACTGGTCACACTCTGCGGCGCATCTTCGGTCAACATATTGGTAAACGAGCGATTGCGCAGGGTCGCTTTGAACAGCGCGGTTTCCTGTAACTTCACGCCGTCAGTAATGGTTGTCATACTTTCACTCCAATAAAAAAGCCCCAGCGTGTCAGCTGAGGCTTAGTGTTTGAAAAACGGGTTTAGAATCCAGCGTTATAAAGCAGTTGCTCGATTTGCGCTTCACTGAGAGAGTCAAACAATTTACCCAGCTCTTCGTGGTTAGCACTCTGTACCCGGTTCATCAGATCGGAATCCCCCGTGCGATGAGTATTGCCAAGCTCACTCGGTGACGCAGGCAAAGCGTTTTTCGCTTTACGGCTTGCTTCTTGCGCCGCGCTCAGAGCCTCTTGGGCAGACAATTTCGGCTCATCACCAAATGCCAGTCGTACCCGCTTACTGACCTCTTCAAATCGCTCGGCGTAGCTTCGATTCGCCCATTCAGAACTTGAAGCCAAATGGTCATCAATTTGCTGCGCGGCATTCCAACGCGCCCCACCTTCACTCATCCACGACTGCAGATCCGCGTTTGCTTGTAGCGCCGTCGTCAACTCAGCGTTGTCGACTGGTGCGGCGCTTTCAGTCTCCGGTGGTGTGGTCGAGGCCGCCACCGTGCCGCTAGAAACCAACGCCTCAATTTTGTTATTCATAGCCAAAAAGAAAGGGGCGAGCTCGGGGTAATCCTCCTGTAACGCAGCAAGTTTTTTTTCATCAATGGTGACATCTTCAGGTAAGTCAGCCGGCGCAACGCCCAATTCCTCGAGTTGTTTATTACGCACATCAATCATGCGCTGCGCTTTTTCAAGCTGCGCTGAATGCGCTTTTAACTCTTCAAGCTCTTGGCGAAGCTGAGCTTTTTCTTGCCGCTCTCGCTCGAGCACCTCCATCGGGATAATGTGCTTTTGGTCTTTGGCAAGAATACCGTCTGGCTTTGCGTTAGGCTCTGCAGTTGGCGAGGCTGCATCGGTATCGCCGTCTAAACCTTCCACGCTTTGCGATTGTGAAGAGGGAGCAAGGTGCTCGTCAGCTCCTTGTTCCTTCTCGACAGTTGGGCGACTTTCTTCCACTTCCATCGATTCCAGCAAAGCTTCCAGCTCTTCCAATGTTTCATTACCAGTGACGGCAATCGTGTCTTGATGGGTATTCAT